AGCGCACATTTCACATGGATCCAAGGTGATGATGGGCGAGGATCTCAAAGCTTTTTTCTTGGGCTCTTGGAACAAGAAAACTCAAACATGGTCCATCACTAAGCGGGTGGCCGACATCAAAGGATTTTGATCATGAAGGATCAACCATTTCACCGCGGCGATGTTGTTATGCTCAAAACCGGTAACACCAAAATGGAAGTCGTCCGTGTAGCTGGCAAAGACATCCAGTGCCGTTATCCTAATCGGTATCTGGATGAGCCATACAGAGCAGCTGATGATTTTATGCTGATCCAAGCCTACGGTCCCAGGAACGTAGGCGGGCTTTTATCCCCAAAAACATGATACTTCGTCCCCAAATACCTGACAGTATCCCCCAATTACCTGATGGTTCCCCCCAATTACATGATAGTTGGGTCTCTAACCTATTGAGATAATTGGGGGATTCTGCCTCTGAATCTTAGAAATTAGAATACAAAAAGAAAAAGAGGTTCATGCCTGTAGATGAGGGCAAAGTTTTTGCCTACCCGGATCACGTGACAACCTTCCTGGTAAAATACGCCTTCATCATCTCTTCGAGCATTTCGCCGTTGGTGTAACGCTCTTTAACGCATTGGTCCCGAAACTGCTCGTAAGTCTCTTCAGGCATGCGCAAAGACATCTGAACCGTAGGATTAGTATCCCGGCTCTTCCACCGGCGACGAGTCCCCATGTCTTTTTCTGCTTCTTCCAATGGGGCAAAATTAAGCTTTCGTGACATGACGGGCTCCTAACTTTTCTTTCAATGATGTCTTCTTTCCACTCTCCTCACGCAGCTGGTGAATACATCTCATAACCATTTTGAGTTCCTCACCAAAGAGCTCTGCATTTCCGAGAGCTTTCTCAAGACCACCAACCATCAGAGGATCCATGTCATACAAAGTCCCTCCCATGTTGTGCAGCGAAGAGAATGCAGTTCGTGCATGCAGCTCAGTCGTGAAGCTCCCAATCTTATCCCTAACTTGTTGGTTCAGAGATTTAGCCATGCGTGATTTGACGGCCGCCTGAGTGCGTGTAAATAAGATCCTCACCGGGATTTCCCGGCGTGTGTTCCTAGCCTCCAGAGCAAGCTGTGCGAGCGTCTCAATGGCGCCTTCAGCATCTGGTTGCTCATCCCCCATGGGGACAATCACTAGATCACTCTCCCCCATTGCAAATGCGTTGAGGCGAGTGGCAGCACCCTCAAGATCAATAATCACGTAATCAGAGACTTTATGAGCGAGTTCAATCTCATCATGAATCTCGCGTTCACCACCAGATGCAATGACTTTTAGTCGCATCGGTAGTGTCGCTTTTTCGGACCAAGACATCAGTCTTTTGGCCGGATCTGTATCTATCACAGTCACGTCGTGATGCTTGGATAGTACAGAAGCCAGTATGATGGCTGACGTTGTCTTGCCCGCGCCTCCTTTAGTGGAGGCAAAGGTAATGACAGACATATGTGATGATCTCCTCGTTAGTGGTTTCAGTTTCCCACATTTATCTTTTTACAGAAACTTGCCTAAAGCAAGCGAAATATCACACCAAACCAAGCCAAACCGAAGACTAAAGCCCCTAAAAACTTACTTTTTCTTTTTTTGGCGACAATTTTTCAGGAGAAAATACATGGAATTCTTTACCGCAATCCCCGATGCCAAAGCCGTCATTCACCGCAATGGGTCTTACAAAGAAGCAGATCTCTTCCACATGAACCAAGAGATCTACGCCAAGCGGGGCGGCTCCTATATCAAGCTGCACAGCAACCGAAGCACCACAGCTAAGAGCACGTATTGGAAAACCCTTCATATCTCTGAAGGGGTCATTGGTACACGCCAACAGAAATTCCTTTGGCTTCCTAAGCAATCCAAGACAGCCCTTATCTCGGTCAACAACGACCCAGCTTTTTGAGGGAACCAATAAGGAAAATCCAATGACAGCCCAGATCCCAATTACCACACCAACCTTGACCCCTGGTCAGCAAGAAGGATCAGATTCCTTCTTTCAGTTCTTGATGTCTGAGGATGCCACGTTTGGTATCTCTGGCGGCCCCGGTACTGGTAAGACCTTCTTGATGGGTCACCTTGCTAACAAGGTTATGCAAGAGTACCATGATGCTTGTGCTATGCTTGGGATCACACCTGAGTATGATGAAGTGGTTTTCACAGCCACCACCAACAAAGCGGCCGAGGTCTTGGAGAGCTCCCTCAACATCCCAGGCACTCGTGGGCAGGTACAAACCATCCACAGCTATCTGGGATTGAAAGTCCAAGAAAATTTCAAGACCGGCAAGACGGACATCACCAAAACCAACAACTACTGCAAGAAGCCCCGTAAGATTGTTTTCATCGACGAGTCTTCAATGATCGACGAAGCACTTTACGGCATAATTCTGGAAGCCTTCGAGAAATCCAAGGTTATCTTTGTGGGTGACTGTGATCAGTTGGCTCCAGTGGATGAGGAGCTGTCGCTGGTCTATCTCAACATGGTCACAGACAACATGGTCTTCTTAGATCAACCGGTACGCAATGCTCACAGCCAAGCCCTCATGGCTCTGTGTGCACAGCTCCGGGTAACGGTACAGACTGGTAAGTTCCAACCGATCAAGGCTGTGCCGGGGACGATCGAGTACCTGGATGACGAAGAGATGGAAGACAAGCTCAACCACCACTTTGCCAATGACATGAACCCATCAGCCCGGATCCTCTGCTACACAAACAAGCGAGTAAATTTCTTCAATGAGGGTATTCGCGGATTACGCAACTTACCAGATGAACCAACGGCAGGAGACACTGTGGTTGTGGCATCAGCCTACGTTATGGGCAAAGTGTCCATCAGCGTAGAACGAGAACTACAAATTATCCGCGTTGATTATAGTAACACGTTCGAATTTGGTTATGGGGAGTTATTCGACGATGGCGTACCCCTCGTGTATTGCTCTATGCAAGTCATGCGGGTCTTAAGTGGAATAGCCACAACAACCCCAAATGACCAAAACACTTTCTTTGTGAACTACGCTCTGGACAAACCTCGTTGGGATGCGGCGATCAAAGAACTCAAGCGCCAGAAATCCTGGAGTGAATACTTCATGGCCAAAGGCACATGTGCTGATCTCCGAGATAAGTCGGCCTGTACGGTCTACAAATCCCAAGGCAGCACCTACGAGACAGTCTTCATTGATCTTGGTAATATCGGTACATCTTGGGATGCAAAACAGGTAGCGCGTTTGCTTTTTGTGGCGGCTTCTCGAGCCAGCACCAAAATCTATCTCTATGGAAGGCTCCCTAACAAATACACCTGAAAGGAAAGGTCATGGCAAAAGTTTCTGCCGCAAACACTTTGTACCACCTGATTGAGTATATTATCACTACGTTGCTCAAGAAAGACTACACCAGACTGGACCTCATCCTTGAAGGATTTTTGGAACAAAATTACATGCTTGGGGGGATCAAAGAAGGGTTTTTGCTGGAAGGTAAATTTCATACACTTCTTCCCTCCAAGCAACAATTTGTTATTGAAAAGCGCATGCTCCACCCCAGACTTCATGGGGAGGTGCGTGAGTATCTCGCTGAGCGTAGGCTTATCGAGGTAGAGGCTAAGACCATTCAACAAGGTCTGTCTTTGCTCGTGAAGCCTTGCAAATCCACACAAGATCTTCGAGATGCTCTTCCTGAAGACATCGTTGATCTTGTTCCTCAATTCAGAAGCATGACCAGACAGCGGCCGGAGGCATGGTGTCTGGAAGGCAGTGAGTTTCAAAAACACCAATATGGCACAGTAAAAGAGAAATTGATGTTCTACATCACAAATCAAATGCTGTACTAATCTACCTCCAATAGAAGAAAAGCAGGAGCCTAGCCATGCAGTATCAGACCTTCAGTACCACCATCCACAAAGAGTACCCTATTGCATTCTTGGTTCCCAAGCTCTCTGAGATGGATATGACTAGGGAATACCTAACCCCTCATGAGTTGGACCCAGAAGCTATCATCGCCTACACGTTACACCTTCCAACAAAGAAAACCAAAATTGCCGTCATGCGGGAATACCTGGATGATCTGATGCCGGTGCTTACTGACATTGGAACCAAGTATCTGATGGTCAGCGATGGGGATTACTTCAAGACGCTCACCGGGGTCAACAAAGCCGATGCTTATCTAGGGTACGTCTTACCTAACATCTATCCTGCCCATCAAGCAGGAAACTTCCATGTTATATTTTGCCCGAACTTCCGTCAGGTATTCTACAATCCTATCCCTACACGGGCTAAGATTAAGCAGGCTATGGAAGCTCTATGGCTCCACCAAAGCGGTATCTACCGTGAGCCCGGTAACTCTATCATAAAGTTCAGCGCCTATCCTATGACGGTCACTGACATCTCTGTGTGGCTCCAAAAGCTGCTCGACATGAATTGTGATTTAACATGCGACACCGAGACCTTCAGCCTCAAATTCTACGAAGCAGGTCTTGGTACGATCGGGTTTGCGTGGAACAAAAATGAGGGCATTGCTTTCCCGGTAGACCTATCAGAAAACCCGGCAGCCGTGCGTAAGCTTTTGATCCAGTTTTTCAAAGCCTACCAGCACAATATGACTTATCATAACATTTCCTATGATGCGACAGTGCTGATCTATCAGTTATTTATGGATAATCTGATCGACCAAGAAGGTTTGCTTGATGGTCTGGAGATCATTTTGGGCAACTACGGCTGCACCAAAATCATCTCTTATTTAGCTACCAACACCTGTGCCGGTAACACCCTTGGCCTCAAAGACTTGGCTCAAGAATTTGCCGGTAACTACGCAGTGGATGAAATCAAGGACATCACCAAAATCCCATTGCCTAAGCTCTTGGAATACAATCTCGTTGACTGCCTATCGACTTGGTATGTCAAAGATAAATACTGGGATAAAATGGTGGCAGACGACCAGCTCGAAATCTACGAAGAGCTGTTCCACCCTGCTTTGGTGGACATCGTTCAGATGCAGCTCACAGGCATGCCTGTTGATATGGACCAAGTGGTCGTCACAAAAGATGAGCTCGAGGGATACCGCAACGATGCTTTGTTCTTGATCCAAGGACATCGCTTTGTACAAGAGTTCACTCACCAAATGAAGGAGGAATGGGTTCAGTTCAAGAACACCACCCTGAAGGTCAAACGAGTTACATATGCAGACTCTGTGGAAGAGTTTAATCCCAACTCCCCCCTACAGATGCAACGTCTTTTGTATGAGCTGATCGGTCTTCCAGTCATTGAGCAAACCAAAACCAAGCAACCAGCAACGGGCGCTGACGTGTTGGAGAAGCTCTTTGCTGAAACAGAGGATCCAGAAGTGCATGCTTTGCTGCGTGCGTTCTTGGAGTATGCCGCGGTAGATAAGATTTACTCAACTTTCATCCCTGCCCTTGAAGGAGCTCAATTGGCTCCAGATGGTCAGCATTACCTCTTTGGTAACTTTAACCTGGGAGGCACTGTGTCTGGGCGCCTAAGCTCGTCTGGACCCAACCTGCAAAACCTACCGGTCAAAGGTGCCTACGGAAAAGCCATTAAAAAATGCTTCCGCATGAAGCAGGGTCTTTTTATGGGTTTGGATTTTTCCTCTTTGGAAGACCGGATCTCTGCACTAACCACCAAAGACACTAACAAGCTGAAAGTTTACCTTGACGGATACGACGGCCACTGTCTCAGGGCGTTCTCGTACTTCCCTGAGCAAATGACCGGCATCTTCGACACCGTGAAAAGCATCAACTCGATTAAGAAGCTTTACGGAGAGCTGAGAGAAGACTCAAAAGTCCCTACCTTTCTGCTTACTTATGGCGGGACCCATATTGGGTTGGTAGCAAAGACAAGTTTTGATCTCGAACAAGCCAAAGTGATCGAAGCACGTTACCACGAACTCTACAAAGAGAGTGACCAGTGGATCCAAAAGAAGCTCAATGAGGCCGCCCAAACTGGGTACATCACGGCAGCTTTTGGTCTTCGGGTCAGGACACCCCTGCTACATCAGGTAGTTCGTGGGAACAGTAAAACTCCCTACGAGGCACAGTCTGAAGGCAGAACTGCTGGTAACGCCCTTGGGCAATCATGGTGTCTCTTGAACACCAGAGCCAGTGTTGAGTTCATGAAAAAGGTACGCAAGAGCAAGTACCGTCTTGTGATCAAGCCTTCTGCCCACATCCACGATGCACAGTACCTTATGACACCTGACGATATGGAGGTGGTCCTCTGGGTCAACAAGCATCTGGTTGAGGCCGTGCAATGGCAGGATCATCCTGATATTGCTCACGACACCGTCAAGCTTGGCGGTGAGCTCTCTGTGTTTTATCCTTCTTGGGCTGAAGATGCAGAGATTCCCAATGGCGCTGATAAGGATAGAATCCTAAATATTATCGCTGAACACGTACAAGAACTGGAGGCAGCATGACTATTAAACCTAAAGTCCCTCGACCCCCAAAGTTGGCATCTACACCAATTTCGGATAAGGGTGTCAAAAAAGTCTACCACTTGGCTACCTTGAAAATGGTCTACCTCAAAGAGGAAACCGTAAAGGAACGAACGATCAATATCCTGATGGAGACCGAGACCATGGATATTGGTAAACGACACTTGTCGCAGATGCAAAAAGCAGGAATGCAGCGCATCAAGACAGAAAATGATGTTGACCCAGATATGGTAAAAGATGCCGTAATTCTGAACATTTCGACTATGGGTTATATGACCTCAGAAGAGTTCTCACGCGAAAGCGTGTAACTAAGGCTATCTTCAAAAATAGTTTTGTTTTCTTTGGTGTGTGATACCGGTAAGTTAATTTTCCGGTGTCACACCACACCAACTCAAATCACACCATTTGGACCCAAAGGGGATCATCATGCGCCTCACCAATGTAACCGGCGTTAGCTTGCCTATTGCCGTATGGCTGGCAGCTGACGGATATGACTTCACCCCAATGGGTCGTTCTATTTCCGCCACAGCTATCTTGAAACCAGTACGTCAGATTCTTTTGAGAGAGCGTCTTAAAGAAGTTGTACAAGAGACCCCTGATGTCACAGATTACATCGCATCTCGCTTGGGTCACACGATCCATGACGGCATCGAGCAAGCCTGGAAAAAGGATTACAAATCCTCCATGCTGAAACTGGGGTATCCCCAGAAGATCATCGACAAGATCGAGATCAATCCCGAAAAACCAAACCCAGATAATATCCAGGTCTGGCTTGAGCAACGCTCCAGCCGTGAGATCAACGGTTACACGATATCGGGTAAATTTGACATGGTGCTTGAAGGGGTCCTACAGGATTTCAAAAGCACCTCGGCCTACACCGCTGTATATGGATCCAATGACGAAAACTACCGTCTCCAAGGCAGCATCTATAAGTGGCTGAACCCCACCAAGATCTTTGCTGACCACATGAATATCCAGTTTATCTTCACTGATTGGTCAAAAGCTATGGCCAAGCAAAACAGCAGCTATCCTCAGCAGCGCGTCAAAGAGCACCGTGTGGAGCTCATGTCCATTGAAGAGACCTCGGCATGGATCAAAGGCAAGCTGCGTGTGCTGGAGGCTCATGCTGATCTGTCTGAGCCTGCTTTGCCATTCTGCACAGATGAGGAACTGTGGAGAGGGGAGCATGCCTACAAATACTACTCCAACCCTGCCAAGACGGATGGTCGATCCACCCGTAACTTCTCTGACCTCTCTGATGCAAATGCCTTTCAGGCACAAAATGGCAAGGGAGTAGTCATTACTGTTCCCGGCAAAGTCAAAGCCTGCGGGTACTGCCCAGCATTCACAATTTGCACTCAGAAGGATCTTTACGAACATGGTTGATCTTAGCAACGTATCCCACCACCCAGCGATTGAAGAAATCACTGACATCATCTGCAAGAAGACGCAAAACGTTGATCGGGGTTTCTACCGCGTCATCGTGGCTTACTACCTCGCTATGATGGCGTCTTCGATGCGGGCCAACATGTCCACCCCTGACATGGGTGACATCCCAGTCAACTCCTATACCATTGCCTTGGGTCCATCTGGATCCAACAAAGGCCGGTCAGTAGGCATGCTGGAGAACCTCTTTACCCGTAGCTTCAGGAAAACCTTTCTGGAGCACACACTCCCAATGTTGGCTGAAACCAATATGTGGAAAATCGGGATCCAACGAGCTGCTCAAAAAGGCACTGAGGAGCAACACGAAGTAGACCTTCTCGTCAAAGAATATGAATCTACGGGGGAGTACCCATTTTCTTTTGATGGTGGCTCATCGGCTGCCATCAAACAGATCCGGCAAAAGGCATTGATTGCAGGATGCGGTTCTCTCAATTTGTTCATTGATGAAATTGGCCTCAACCTTGAGGGATCCATCGAAGCCCTGACCACATACTTGGAACTCTATGACCAAGGTTTTGTCAGAAACAAGATCACCAAAAACTCCCATGAGAACAAGCGAACTAAGGAGATCGAGGGTAAGACCCCAGCGAACCTACTGATGTTTGGTACTCCAACCAAACTCTTGGACGGGGCAGCCACTGAAGACAAATTCTACACAATGTTGGATACCGGCTACGCTCGTCGGTGCCTCTTTGCGTTGGGTGAGCTTCAGCCTGCATGGGAAGGACTTACTGCAACAGAGATCTTCAACGAGCTTGTAGATGTCTCAACCCGGAACATGGAGATCAAATGGGAAACCCACTTTGAGACTTTGGCAAACCCATCTAAGTTTAACTGGGACATTGAGGTCACAGATGACGTGGCTATCGAGCTTATTCAATATCGTATCGACTGCGAGTCTTTGGCCAACAAGATGCCAGAGCATGAGGAGATCCGACGGAATGAGCTGCGTCACCGGTACTTCAAAGCACTAAAACTTGCAGGCGCTCTAGCCTTTTCAGATGAGGCAATTGTTATGGACATGACCCAGTTGCTGCCAGCTATCAAGCTGGTGGAAGAAAGCGGTATTGCTTTCCAGAAGATCCTGGCACGGGAGAAATCCTACATGAAGCTTGCGCGCTACATTGCAGCTGTTGACACTGAGGTAACGCATTCGGACTTGTTTGAGGCATTACCATTTTACAAATCAGGACAGACAGCTCGAAACGAAATGCTCTCTATGGCCACAGCTTGGGGCTATAAGCAGCACATCGTCATCAAGAAACGCTTTGAGAACAACATTGAGTTTTTCTTGGGGGAAACCCTGAGAGAGACGAGTCTGGAAGAGATCATTGTTTCCTACTCTGATCACTTCGCTCAAGGCTATGAGCCAGAGCGTGTAAGCTTTGCTGAAATGCACAATCTTACTCAAGCAGAAGATATGCACTGGTGCAACCACCACTTCAAACACAACCACCGTTTGGGCGAGAACATCATTCCGGCATTCAATATGATTGTCATCGACGTTGATGGGACCGCTTCTCTCAACATGGTTCATGACTTGCTCCAAGAGTATGCTTTCATGACCTATACGACGAAGAGACATACGCCGGACTCAAACCGGTTCCGTCTCATCATCCCCATGAACTACGAGCTTAAGCTTGATGAGGATGAGTACCGTCAGTTCATGAATAATTTCATGCAATGGTTGCCGTTCGACACAGACGATACGTCCAATCAGCGAGCCAAGAAGTGGATGACCAACCACAAAGGCTCGTATCACTACAGCCAAGGAACCAAGCTGCTCGACATTCTACCCTTCGTACCTAAGACCGCTAAAAACGAAGAGTATCAAAAAGAGAATGCCGATCTGAAATCCTTAGATAATCTGGAGCGTTGGTTTGCTTCTAAGATTGGTGAAGGAAACCGTAACAACCAGATGATCAAGTTTGCCTTGGCTCTGGTCGATGCCGGTATGGTCTATGCTGAAGTTGAGGAAAAGGTCTTAGAATTTAACAAGAAACTTTCCAACAAACTCTCAGATGATGAATTGCGTAAGACTGTTCTCGTGACAGTTGCACGCAAACTGCAAGGAACTCCTTAGGAAAGTGTTAGCTCCATTTTCCTGCCTAAGGGGATCCTGGGGATTCCGGTCTTTATCCTACCGGATGCGGAATCCCCGAACTTTATTTTTCTTGGTCTTCTATGACCTAACTGCGAGGCAGCCATGAAAGACAACACAGACGATCCTAACGTACAGCTTAATGACCATTTGGTCTTGATCTCAGGTCAGAGCGCAACCGGTAAGTCTGCCAGTTTGCGTAACCTTAAAGGCGACGAAAAGGTCATGTATTTGAACTGCGAAGCCGGTAAGCGACTCCCATTCAGGAACAAGTTTGACAGCTATGTAATCACGGACCCATATGAAGTCTATGATGCTTTTGATTACGCCGCTGGTAATGCTGAATTTGATGGCATTGTTGTAGACACTGTCACCTTCCTTATGGACATGTACGAGTCTGTGCATGTCCTTAATTCTGGGGATACTATGAAAGCTTGGGGCAACTATGCCCAGTATTTCAAAAAGCTAATGCAGGACAAAGTTGCCAGCTCAGATAAGTGGGTCATTTTTACAGGCCACACACGTAC